GTACTTGCTTTCGCTTTCCCCCGTTCCCGTGAAGGAACTTTGATTATAAGCCGTTCTTGATTTGGTAAACCCGTAACAAATGCTCAAAGCATTCCCAGCCCTTTTGAAGCCGATCCTGCTCAATTTCAATGAGTTTGACCTGATTGGTCAGGGCATTGACAAAGACGATAGCGCACCGTGCCGTAGGAACGCCTAGGCCCTCACGGTAGGCGGCTAACTGCATCTCATGCTCAAAATACACATCCACCTTATCTAAGTCGGTTTCTTTGGTCTTAAAGTCCACAATAAAGCCCGTCTTAGCCATTAGGTCGCACTTGCCACCAAACCCTAGCGGATGCCCAAAAGACTGCTCTGAGAGCCATTCTTGCTTGCCAAAGGCATTCTCTAGGTTATCCATGATTGCGCTAATGTACGGTGGCTTTTCGGGCATATAGACACCCTCAAACCAGCTTTGGATAATGGCGTGGATTGCAATACCTCGCTCTGCCGCTTCTCGACCCTGCGCCTTACTGTCCTGCATTACCCTAGCCAGCCAGTCGGATTCGGGTTCGTCAGGCAGTCTAGGCAGGGTTAGGGCGGCTAAGAGGACTTGCTGTTGCTTCCATGTATCAAGCCCTGCTTTCGATAGCATTCCGTTAATTGTCGTAACACTTGGCAAAAGTCCGAGTTTCCGTGCGTCACGGAGCGTTGCTGGTCGCTCCCCAGTCTTGCCGATGACTGTATAGGCTGGAGTGCCGTCTTTCTTATACCAGTGACCTGATTCACTTAATTTCTCCTTGACTATCATAGTGTCCTTAGAATGGGGGTGGGCCAAAACCATCATCATCTGCCAGCTTGGGCGCATTCTTTTCACGCTCCTGCTGACCCCGCCATTCACTACTCTCCGCTATCTTTTCCTTGTAGTACTTAGGTAGCGCATCGTATTCTTCCTGCTTATAACTTTGCAACCAAAAGATTTTGGTGGGGTTAATTCCTTCAGGCTGGGCGTTACGCAGTGCGCTAGGCACAGGGCTGATACCTGAGATATTAGCGTATTTGCCATCCTCAGAGTGCGTAATATTGACCATGCAGAACTTACCTAATAAATTTTTGAGATCAAAGTTCTTACGATCCTCGGTGGTCATTTTTTTGTTTGACCATGCCTCTAAGTCTTGGCGTAATCGTGCTTGATCCCCAAGGCTAACCGTATACCGCTTAGATACGATTAATGGTTTGCCATCGTCTGTCTGTAATGGTTTGCCATCCTCATCATCCCCGTGCAGTTCCCAAGTCAATACGACCTTGTGCATGATCTTGGTTTCTCCAGCCCACTCGGTAGCTTGATGGCCTAGGTCGATGACGGAATAAAGCCGTGCCATATGCAAGCCAGCAGGGGCGATTCTAAAATCTCGTTGGGTATCAGAAATAATCATTTTTTCTCTTTCGTTAATAGGTTTCTAACAATGGTTCTGCAATACGCATTAGCGGCAGTTTCTTCTGAATCACTAATCTGAAGTCTAGCCACATCCTTGTACTCAGGGTTAAATACTTTTAGACCCCGTGCTAGTAAGTTTGACTTTTTGTTTGCGCTAATCCTGCCATCGGTGACCTGACGGATAAAGTTCTGCGCTACATTAGGCAGTTCGTTAAATTGCTGGTGACAAAGGTTTGCGTATAGTTCCTTGACATAGTTTTGGTTATACCCATCAAGGATTAAACAGACTGCCGCAGTCCTCATTGGCGCAGAGGAATAGACCTTAATCTGTTTACCGCAATACTCGACTAGGCTATCGGATACCTCGCCCACACCAGTGTTGTAGATTTCTAGGCATTCTTCTGCGGTAGTCACAGAATTACCACCGTAGACCAATCTAGCCAAGATACGGCATACCTCGGTAGTCCTAACATTAATGCCTGTCAGGTCTGACAATGTACGCTTGATGCCGTTATCTAAGACCTTGTAAGCTTCATCACTAACACCAGTGCTGACTAGCATTTGTACTGGCGTATCGGCTTCTATGATGGCTTGTAGGCGGTGCTGTCCGTCAAGCAACCGACCTGACTTAGATATGCCTAAACCTTGATGGGTCAATATCCAATCACCACGCTTGATAGCCTTGGCTAGACAAGACACATACCAACCCCGTAATTGGCGGTTATCGGTGTTTTTAGATAGGTAAACCTTTGCCATTTCAGGCGTTACTAGCTGTACTTGTGGGGTCATATTGATCTCCCGTATGGGTTAAGGTCTGCAAATACACCTTGTAAAAAATCACGCTGACGGTTTACTGGCGCAAAGCCACAGCCATAGCGCAGTAAGTCAATTTGTTCCTTAGATAAGTCTGTGCCACCTTCTAGCACATCAAAGATGCGTTCAAGTTCACCTTGAAGCTGTAGTAAGTCATTCGTTTGCGATTCTATTTCACTCATATGAGTTCTCCTGTTATCACGGCACATACCGTACACCCATATTAACTTAACTTAACAAACAATGCAAGAAATATGTTAAGATTACTTACATGAATTCAGTCGCTATCATTCGTTTATTGGGTGGCCCTACAAAGGTTGCTAAATTGCTAAATATCAGCGTTCCTGCCGTATCCATGTGGCAGAACGGGGACATACCCTACGATAAGCTGGTGATCCTAGCCGCAACCCTTGAGAAACAAAGCCACGGGCTAATTACCCGAACGACCCTATTTCCTGAAACCTATAAATTAATTTGGCCTGAGTTAGATTGATTTGTGTATAATTGCGATGTCAGGTCTGGAAAACTCGACATCGTAGCGTAAGGCTCTATTCACATGGGCTGGATTGACTACCTAGTTTTACTACTTTGTCATCTTTCCAGACCCCAGCCCAGTTGAATAGAGCTTTTTTCATTTGTGCTGGCGTAACGAACGGGTTACCGAGTGTCGCAAAATGCCAGCGAAATAGGCTAGATGGGGTTGAGGCCTGTTGGAGAATGAACAGGAGCGAGGGAAGACACCTGCGAAACCCCCAAGTAATCGGTTCTAGCCGACTTGGACAGCCTTGCAACGGCATACATCACTAGAATAAAACCCACATCGGTGGTTGGTCTTTCTATGGAGAAACGATGCTTAAAAAACAAGCTGGCAAATGGGTTTGGGTTGATGAACCACCACCGCCCGAAATACTAAAAGCGGTAAACGACCACTTAACCTTTCTACAAGCAAGACCCGTAGAAATGACTGAGGTGTTCGGACTTGCCTACAATACAGGCGGTTTAGCTGAATATTGGAAAAAAACAACACTTAGGGAAAATACTTAGAAAAAAAAGCTAAAAAACCCTTGACATGGTTAAGCTACCTTAATAAACTACAAGTACTCAATAACGAGTGAGATAGGAGAAACAAATGAAGTACATGGCAATAGAAAACAAAACACAAAAAAATGTGCGCTTTCGTGCTACAGCTTATGGCGATTTTTCAACATTTTTAGATGATGTTATGTTGCATAACGAAGAATCGGGCTGGAATTATTATGTTGAAAATGTCATGGTTTCTTACGAACAAGCCCGTGCCGCTGTAAATCAAGCATTTGCTGACGCTAAAGCTAAAAAAGAATTGACCCATAAGCGTGTACGCATCAGCGTAGGTGCTACCTGCTTGCCAAATACATACAGAGAAGTTTGGATCAAAAAATGATCGAAACCATAATGACCGTGTTTGCAATAGGAACTTTTATCCTGTTTGCCACGGTCATGATAATTGCCGCATTTCTTTATTATTGGATGAACAAATGACCTTTCAAGATTTCTACTCCCTATACCCCCGCAAAATGGGGCGCAAAGACGCTGAACGGGCATGGAACAGGCTAACCCCCATCCAGCAAAAAGAATGCCTAGAAGCCATGCCTAACTACCTTAAATACTGGAAGATTAAGCAAACCCAAAAAGACTACATCCCGTACCCTGCTTCGTTTTTAAACGCTGAACGCTGGACTGACGAGATTGACCTAGAACCCAATAAAAAGCCCGAACTACCGTGGTACTCGACTGAGGAACTGACCGCCCGTAAAGCGCAGGAAGTCGGATGCCCTGCTTACGCTGGTGAGGCGTGGCAACAATGGCGGGCTAGGATTAGCCAAAAGATTAAGCAGATTGAGGAACAGATGTGAAACATATTCCCGATAAATACCTAGTCGAATGGTATATCGGTGTAGCCAAAAGGCGTGGCTGGGATGAGGTAGTACGCCTACTAAAGCAGTACCCTAAAGATGAAGAACGAATGAAAACATTGATAAAAAAGAGATTAGGCCATGAGAGAGATTGACCCAAACCGCTGTATAGACTTTATCCTTGATAACGCTGGTAAGTACGCATCTGCAAAGGGTGAGTTAGCCCAGCTAGAAACCTTTAAAAGCAGTCTAAAAGCCATAATGATGCAGAAGTCGGGCGAGCAGACCATTGGGGCGCAAGAACGGGAAGCATACGCCAGCCAAGACTACCAAGACTTATGCAAGGCTATTGGGGTAGCGACCGAGAACGCTGAGAAGCTGAAGTGGGAACTAGAAGCCGCAAGACTACGCCACGCTACATGGCAGACCCTAGAAGTATCTAACCGTAACCAAGATCGGATATTAAAATGATTGAATTGCTCAACGAGTTTCAGGTTCTTAGAACCCTAGTCCGTCACTATGACGATGCCCTAAAAAGCAACAACGCTATACAGATGATGGAGATTGCTGTAGACATCGCTGAATCCGCTGTAAAGCTAGAACAATACAGCGTGGATCATGCCAATGTATCGCAATAAAAGCTTACTGGAGATAGCTAGAAGCTTCCCCTGCACCCATTGCGGGGCTACAGATGGCACAGTGGTTGCCGCACACTCAAATCAATTAAGGGATGGAAAAGGCCGTGGACTTAAAGCACACGATTACAGAATCGCATCACTCTGCTACACCTGTCACACAGAAATCGACCAAGGTGCAACACTTAGCAAAACAGAGAGAGTGGGTAGGTGGGAAGAAGCGCACCGAAAGACGATTGCCCTCTTATTCGAGTCGGGGTTTTTATATACCAAGTTTTGAACAAATGACCCAAGACACCGTGGAATTGTTAAACTCTCTTAATGTTGATTCTAAACCTACCCCTACCCCCATCCGTCAATCATTACTGGGGGAGTCATGGACACAGGCGTTATATCAGCAAGGCAGGAAAAGAGTTCAAAGAAAAAGTTAGCGATTATGTGGTGGAGTGGAAAGTTCCCAAGCTAGGCACTGCCCGCCTAGAGATGCAGGTCACCCTGTACCCAAAAGACAGACGCAAGCAAGACATCGATAACCGAATCAAAGCCCTTTGGGATGCCCTAGCCGATGCTGGTGTGTTTGACAACGATGAACAAATTGATGTGTTGATGGTACAGCGTGGCGCAATAAAAAAAGGTGGCGGTTGTCTTGTAGTTATTGATAAAATAGAGGAAACTACACCCATAACATAAGGATTTTTATGGAAAACTGTGCATTATTTGTAGCGACACTACTACATTCTGCGACCAATACCCATTTCTTTCATTGGTCTACCGACAGTTTTTCTAAACACAGCGCACTCGCTGAATACTACGATGGCATTGTAGAACTAACGGACACCTTTGCCGAGTCTTACATGGGTAAGTACGGTAAGTTCACCAGTTTCCCAAGCGTGTACCACCAGCCCAAAGACCCAGTACGCTACATGGAATCCTTGCAAAACTTTGTAAAGGAAGCCCGCCAAGACTTACCCCAAGACAGCGAACTACAAAACATTATTGATGAGATCGCAGACCTCATTAACACCACCGCTTATAAACTTAAGTTCTTGAAATAAAAGGATATTTTATGCCATTAATGAAATCAGGCAGTGACGAGGCAGTAGGAAAAAATTACGAGAAAGAGCGTCAATCAGGCAAATCTAAGAAACAAAGTCTAGCGATTGCTCTGTCAGTACAACGGGAAAACGCCAAGGGTAGCCGTAAGGCAAAGCTAGAGGATGCCTACGCTAAGTACATTGAGGAAAAGGCATGAGTCGTAGGGATGACATTCGTGCGGCAGTAGAAAAGCACGATAAACCCATTCCTAAGACAACAACGGGCAAGGATAAGAATTACCTGCCTACAGAGCAGGGCGCAGGTATGACCGCCAAAGGGCGTGAAGCGTATAACCGTAAGAACAACGCTAACCTAAAAGCCCCAGCACCAAACCCTAAGTCTGAGGCAGACAAGGGCAGGAAGGCATCATTTTGCGCCCGTATGGGTGGTGTAGTCGCTAAGAGCAAGAATGCTGAACGAGCAAAAGCATCTATGAGGAGATGGAACTGTGGCTAAACAAGGACTATACGCAAACATCCACGCCAAGCGTGAGCGTATCAAGGCTGGATCGGGCGAGAAGATGCGTAAGGTAGGTAGCGAAGGCGCACCATCCGCTAAAGACTTTAAAGAATCTGCTAAGACTGCTAAACCTACCCGCAGAGAGATGATTGCTTCTAAGATGAAGGATATGTGATGTTTAAAAAAGAAAAGGTTAAGCCCGAAAACAGCTTACTACAACCCCATAAAGAATCCACGCTAGAGAAACAGCAACGATTGCGTCTAGAGCGCAGGGCTATGCTTGCCAACAAACTGAAAGACATGGATAAAGAAGTTTTGTAATGGACTTAGCTAGTGCATTACGCTCCTTCAGTGATAGGGTGGTAAACCTACCCACCGAGGCACAGCGTTTTATGTACAACCCCCAAGCATTTACCCAAATGTTTGGCGTTAACCGACTACCTAATGAAACAGGATTTGCTGAAGGTGCAATGGTCGGTGACCGTAAATACGGCAGTGAGAAAGGTTTTAAACAAGGCGAACCGCTTGCCTTGCCAATAGCTGTAGCATCAATGGGCGCACCACTTGCCGCCCCTACCGCTAGAGCATTAGCACCTAAGGCCGCAAGCATGGCAGAAGATTATCTTGCCAAGATAGGTGGCGTTCAATATATTGCACCACAAAACAAAGCCCTAGCTGACGCTATCCGCAAAAAGCCAATTGGTGAGTTTGATGTGCGATTTGACAATAAACGCAAGTCAGACATAGAAAAGATAGCCACTACTGTGCCTGTGGTCGAGCAATTAAACAAAACCCCAATCCCCAAGGTATCGTTGGCAGACTTTGAAGGTAGACCATTCATAACCAGTATGTCTGACCGTACTGCCGCTGGTGGTGACTTGCTTGGCGTTAACGATGTCATGTTTAAAAGACCCGTACACCTTTACGGTGGGCAGGACTATATGTTTAACAACCCCAATCAGGTATGGGCATCAGCACAAAGCGCAGTTAAGCCAATCCTTGAAAACGCCAAACTTCTTAAAGAGGTTACTGGACAGAATCCGCTTTATATTCCTTGGAGAATGGCCCCATCGGGTGGTGACTTTGCTCACATGACAGGCGAAAGTATGCTCGGATACGCTGAAGCCGCAATGGGCAAAACAGATAAAAAAGCGTTAAATGCCGCAATTAAAGATTTGATCCCAAGCTGGAAAGGCGTAGATAACGCTGAAAGCATTGCCCAATATAGAGCCGCACCAAAGGTCGTAAGGGATTCGATCATGCAGATCATGGATAGGGATTTTAGAAACCTAGGCGGCTTAAACTACGGTCAAGCTAGATTATCGGTTACTGATCCACGCCAAATCAATGCTATGGAAGGTGGAATACAAAACATTGGTGAAATTTTTGCAGATCAACCCATGATTATGAAATCAGGTCACCCATCGTACCCAAGGGGCGTGGCTGGTCAAGGGTTAGGAACAATTGACAAAGAATATAATATTTTTGAACTTTTGCCCAATGTAGTAAAAGAGCGTGGCATTGCTAACCCAAGAAACCCATCCGATCCTGACTTGCGAGCAATGCAGATGAAGCCATATTCAGGAATCCTAACCGCAAACTTACTAAGACAGCTAGGGTACTAATACAAGTATTCAGGTTTAAATTGATTCGCCATCTGTTCGCCAAAGCGTTGAGATAGAAAAGAACACACAGATTCATGGGTTACAGAAACAATGCCCGAAGCAATACAAAAGGTTTCATGTAAGGTAAGAGCATCAAGCATTGGCTTAGACATAGGCACATCAACATTAACAGTGGGTGTCATTGCAATCTCCTTGTTTTGTAATATAATTGTACCAAAGATTAATCTATCTTAACAACCACTTGGATAAGGTATGAGTTCTACAGTAGAAAAGACTAGAAAAAAGACAGGCGGGCGTGTTGCAGGTGTGCCTAATAAGTCAACAGCCCTCGCTAGAGAGGCGATTGCACGGTTTGTGGATGGTAATAGCCATAAGCTTCAAGAATGGCTTGATGAGATCGCTATGAACGAGAAGCTTGGCCCTAAAGTCGCATTTGATTGCTTCATGCAGGTAGCTGAGTACCATGTACCTAAACTAGCCCGTGTTGAGCAGGTAGGCGATGAAACCAAACCCGTAGTCCACATCTACAAGTGGAAAGATGACTGAAGAAGTCGTAATTGAGTTTGAATACAAGGCACGGGAAGCGTTTAAAGAGTTTCACAAGAGAACACAACGCTGGGCTGTATTGGTCTGCCATCGAAGGGCAGGTAAGACGGTAGCCAGTATCAATGACTTAATCCGCAGGGCAATTAAAGAAAACAAACCTGACGGCAGGTATTTTTACCTCTGCCCGTTTTACAGTCAGGCCAAGTCAGTGGCTTGGGACTATTTATTACGCTTCTCTGAACCTGCTATGGCTAAAGCCAACCAGTCAGAGTTATGGGTAGAACTACATAATGGCGCACGGATAAGGCTATTTGGTGCAGATGCGCCTGACAATCTCCGAGGAAATTACTGCGATGGCATCGTGTTGGATGAGATGGCCGACATGAAACCCCGTGTTTGGGGTGAGATTATTAGACCGTTATTGGCTGATCGCCTTGGCTGGGCTGTGTTTATTGGTACACCCCGTGGACATAACGCCTTTTACGACATATACAGGGAAGCCCAAAACAATGACAGGTGGTATACCAAGACGCTACGAGCAGACCAATCAGGCTTATTGGCGCAGGAAGAACTTATAGACGCTCAAGCTTCAATGTCAGCTAACCAGTACGAGCAGGAGTTCCTCTGTAGCTTTGAAGCCGCCATACTGGGCGCATTCTACGGTCAGGAGATGCGTAGGATTACAGACCTTGAGCGTATCACCACAGTGGACTATGACCCAATGTTCCCATGCCATACCGTATGGGACTTGGGCTTTAATGATTCCACGGCTGTGATTTGGTTTCAGGTTGTATACGGTGAGATACGGGTGCTAGACCACCATATGTCTAACGGTCAAGCCATACCGTACTACCTCGGATTACTAGCGCAGAAAGAGGATGAATACGGGTACAAGTATGGCTATCACTACCTGCCCCATGACGCTAGGGCTAAAACCTTGGCGAGTGGTGGTAAGAGCATAATCGAACAAATTGCGACAAAAATTGACATAAATAAGCTAAAAATTGTTCCAAACCTATCACTTCAGGATGGAATACAAGCTACAAGACTTGCATTAACCCGTGCTTGGT